ACTATTTCGAGTTTTATCTAATTTTATTACAATCAAATATGAACATCAAGGAAACGAAGAAACGTATAATCCAAGCTGGGCACAAAGCAGTTGAAGAACTTATTAAAGTAGGTGAAGAAGCTATTGTTACTGACTCTGAAGATGATTTAACAGCTGATAAGTTAAAGAATGCCGCAGCATCTAAAAAACTAGCTATATTTGACGCATTTGAGATACTTAACAGAATTGAAGAAGAAGAAAACCTGCTTGAGGGTAAAACACCTGAAGAGACAAAGGAAAAAACTTTTAAAGGATTCGCAGAAAGTAGATCTAAATAATGTACGAGCAAAGTTTAGTTAATACAGTTGAGCCAGTTAAGAAGACTACTATCAGTAGACTTAACAAGGGTAAAAAGTGGAAATACGGTTACGATAAAGAACACGATATTATAGTGTTATCTCACAGTGGACAAATAGGTGAGATAATAGAAATACAAGGACTGGTTATTGCGCTACCAAAAGCTCCTAAAGAAGTATACAAAGATCCGAAGAACAAATGGGTGAAATTCGAGTATCCCAAGGAGTTGCAGAGAATTAAAAATATATTCGATTGGAGAAACTATCCGGAAAGCAGTAAAGAAAAATGGTACGATTATATAGATGAGGAATTCAAAAGAAGGGAAGAAGGATTCTGGTTCACGAATAATGGTAAACCAACCTGGATAACAGGTACGCAGTACATGTACTTACAATGGAGTAAAATTGATGTTGGTGCTCCAGATTTTAGAGAGGCAAACAGATTGTTTTATATATTCTGGGAGGCTTGCAAAGCAGACAAAAGATGCTACGGAATGTGCTACCTTAAAAATAGACGTTCTGGATTTTCTTTTATGTCGTCAGCAGAAACAGTTAACTTAGCTACTCTTGCTAGTGATAGTAGATATGGAATACTATCTAAATCAGGAGCTGATGCTAAAAAAATGTTTACCGACAAAGTTGTACCTATATCAATTAACTATCCTTTCTTTTTTAAACCTGTACAAGATGGTATGGATCGCCCAAAATCTGAGCTTGCTTATCGTGTACCTGCTAGTAAGTTTACTAGAAAAAAAATCACAGCAAATGAAAAGCTAGAAGATATACAGGGCTTGGATACAACGATTGACTGGAAAAACACTGGAGACAATAGTTATGATGGTGAAAAGCTAGCTTTGTTAGTTCATGATGAATCTGGTAAATGGGAAAGACCCGATAATATTTTAAATAACTGGAGGGTTACAAAAACATGTTTACGATTAGGTAGTAGAATTATTGGTAAATGCATGATGGGCTCAACTTCAAATGCTTTAGATAAAGGTGGAGAAAACTTTAAAAAATTATACAATGCCTCAGATGTCACGAAGCGAAATAGAAATGGTCAGACAAAGTCTGGCTTATACTCTCTTTTTATCCCAATGGAATGGAACTATGAAGGATTTATTGACGAGTATGGAGTTCCAGTCTTTACTACTCCTGATATCGACAGACTTACACCAGACGGTGAATTAATAGACGTAGGCGTAATAGATAACTGGCAAAATGAAGTAGATGGCTTAAAAGACGATCAAGATGCTTTAAACGAATTTTATCGTCAATTCCCTAGAACTACGGAACATGCTTTTAGAGATGAAACTAAAAATAGTATATTTAACTTAGTCAAATTATACGAGCAGATAGATTACAACGAAGAGATGACTAGAACTCTTGGGGTTACAACAGGTAATTTTCAATGGGTTAACGGTATAAAAGATTCTCAAGTAATATTTTATCCAGATCCAAAGGGTAGGTTTAAATTAAGTTGGGTTCCACATCAACAACTACAAAACAGGGTTATACTTAAAAACGGTATCAAGTATCCAGGCAACGAGCACATGGGCGCTTTTGGTTGTGATAGTTACGATATATCAGGTACAGTAGATGGAGTTGGATCAAAAGGAGCTTTACACGGTTTAACTAGATTTAGCATGGAAGATGCGCCTTCAAACAGCTTCTTTTTAGAATACCTATCAAGACCACCAACGGCTGAGATGTTTTTTGAGGACGTTCTAATGGCTTTAGTGTTTTACGGAATGCCTATACTCGCAGAAAACAATAAACCTCGTCTCTTGTATTACTTGAGACGTAGAGGTTATAGAGGTTTTAGTATGAATAGACCTGATAAGATATGGAATAAGTTATCTGTAGCAGAAAAAGAGGTTGGAGGAATACCTAATTCTTCAGAGGATATTAAACAAGCTCACGCGGCGGCAATTGAAATGTATATACAAGATCACGTTGGAATCAAACAAGATGGAACGCACGGTGATTGTTATTTTAACGAACTGCTAAATGATTGGGCAAAGTTTGATATAAACAAAAGAACAAAGCACGATGCGTCAATAAGTTCTGGTTTAGCTATTATGGCTAACAATAGACATTTATACGCGCCAAATGTTAAGGTTGAAAAACAACCACTAAATATAAACATTTCCAAGTATAGTAATACTGGAAGCAATTCACAAATAATCAAATAATAAATATGGCAGAGTCTGGCATTAAAAGTTATTTCCCGAGTCAAACAGTTAGTGACGCTGAAAAGCTAAGCTATGATTATGGTTTGAGAGTAGGTAAAGCAATAGAGCAAGAGTGGTTTAATAACAATAGAGGTTCTAGTAGATACAGAACTAATAATGATGATTTTCATAATTTAAGATTGTACGCTAGAGGCGAGCAGTCTATTCAAAAATATAAGGATGAGTTATCTATAAACGGTGATTTGTCCTATTTAAATTTAGATTGGAAACCAGTTCCTATTATATCTAAGTTTGTTGATATTGTTGTAAACGGTATAGCAGAAAGAACATACGATATAAAAGCTTACTCTCAATCTCCAAATGGAGTTGAAAAAAGAACAGAGTATATGGAGGCTATAATGAACGATATGCAGTTTAAAGAATTTGATAATTTTGCAGTTGAAAACTTTGGTGTAGACACTACAGAAAGCGACCAAAAAGAATTACCAGAAACTCCAGAAGAACTACAGCTTCACATGCAATTAACTTACAAGCAGGCTGTTGAGCTTGCCGAAGAACAAGCTTTAAACGTTTTGTTTGACGGTAATAAATACGAGTTAACAAAGAAAAGATTTTACTATGATTTAACAGTTTTAGGTATTGGCGCTGTTAAAACTTCTTTTAATACGTCTGAAGGTGTTACTATTGACTATGTTGATCCAGCTAATCTAGTTTACTCTTACACTGATTCTCCTTATTTTGATGATATTTATTATGTTGGTGAGGTAAAAACTATTCCAGTAAACGAATTAGCAAAACAATTTCCTCATTTGTCTGAAAGTGACCTTGAAGATATAATGAAAAACAAATATAACAATAGATCTAATTATAATTCTAGACATAACTACGACAAAGAAGACAATAACACTATTCAAGTATTATACTTTAACTACAAAACGTATATGAACGAAGTATACAAAGTTAAAGAAACTGGAACTGGTGCTGATAAAATTATACCTAAAGATGATTCGTTTGATCCACCACAAGATAAAGAAGGTGGATACAGTAGAATGTTAAGATCTATAGAAACACTTTATGACGGAGCCATGATACTTGGCACAGATAAACTGCTTAAATGGGAGCTGGCTAAAAACATGATGCGCCCTAAAAGTGATTTTACTAAAGTTAAAATGAATTATGCTATTGTAGCTCCAAGAATTTACAATGGAAAAATTGATTCATTAGTAAAACGTATAACAGGTTTTGCTGATATGATTCAGTTGACTCACTTAAAGCTACAGCAAGTAATGGCTAGGATGGTTCCAGATGGCGTTTATTTAGATGCTGATGGTTTGGCTGAAGTTGATTTAGGTAATGGAACAAACTATAATCCGCAAGAAGCGTTAAACATGTTCTTTCAAACAGGATCTGTTATCGGAAGAAGTTTTACTTCTGATGGTGACATGAATCCAGGTAAAGTGCCTATTCAAGAAATTACATCAGGTTCTGGTGGAAATAAAATGCAAGCTCTTATTGGTAATTACAATTATTACCTACAAATGATAAGAGACGTAACTGGTCTTAACGAAGCTAGAGATGGTAGTATGCCAGATAAAAACGCTTTAGTAGGTGTTCAAAAACTAGCAGCAGCTAATAGTAATACAGCTACTAGACATATACTACAAGCTGGACTTTACTTAACGGCTGAAACAGCAGAGTGTTTATCACTTAGAATATCTGATATTATAGAATACTCCCCAACAAAAGATGCTTTTATACAGGCTATTGGAGTTCACAACGTGGCAACGCTAGAAGAAATGTCTGAGCTACATTTATATGACTTTGGTATATTTATAGAATTACAACCAGATGAAGAAGAAAAAGGTTTGTTAGAAAACAACATTCAAATGGCATTGCAGCAAAAAAGCATTGAGCTAGAGGACGCTATTGATCTTAGAGAAATACGCAGTGTTAAATTAGCTAATCAATTACTAAAAATACGTAGAAAGAAAAAGCAAGAAAGAGACAGACAGCTTCAATTAGAAAATATACAAGCTCAATCTCAATCTAATACTCAAGCAGCGCAAGCAGCAGCTCAGGTTGAGATGCAAAAAAACCAAGCTTTAAACGCTGGTAAAGCTGAGTTAAGCCAAATGCAAGCTCAAATTGATATGCAAAAAATGCAACAAGAAGCTGCTCTTAAAAAAGAACTTATGGCTTTAGAGTTTCAATATAGCATGCAACTTAAAGGAGTTGAAGTTGATGGTATGAAAAATAGAGAAAAACAAAAAGAAGATCGTAAAGACGAAAGAACAAAGATACAAGCAACACAGCAATCAGAGATGATTGACCAAAGAAATAGTGGAAAACCACCTAAAAACTTTGAGTCCGCAGGTAATGATATACTAGGTGGAGGATTTGATTTAGGTTCGTTTGACCCTAGTTAAAATTATTAATTATTATTATATTATATTATGGAAGAAGAAAATGAAAAAGTAGTTGAAGAGACTACCCAAGAAACAACTGAACAAGTTGATGAAAGTAAATTTGAATCTGCTGGAGACGATAGCGTTATTAAAGTAGATTTAAGCGCTCCACCAAAAGAAGTAGAAACTGAAGTTGTGGCAGAAGAAAAAACTGAAGAAGTTGAGGTTGTGACAGAGATTACTGAAGAAGCAGAAGCTCAACCAGAAGCTGAAACACAAGAAACTCCAGTGCTAGAAGAAATTACTGAAGACGAGGTTGAAGAAGTTGAAGAGCAGGTTGAAGAAGCTATAGCAGAAGCTGAGGCTACTGGAAAACCATTACCAGAAAATATCCAAAAGTTAATGGACTTTATGGAAGAAACTGGGGGTGATTTAAGTGACTATGTTAAGCTTAATCAAGATTATTCAAAATTAGATGATCAAAATCTATTACGTGAATATTACAAGCAAACAAAACCTCATTTAGATAACGAAGAAATTAACTTCCTTATGGAAGACACATTCTCTTACGACGAAGATATAGACGACGATAGAGATATACGTAGAAAGAAATTAGCGCTTAAAGAGCAAGTTGCCAGCGCTAAAAGCCACTTAGACGGGCAAAAGTCTAAATACTATGACGAGATCAAAGCTGGAAGCAAACTTACAGGTGAGCAACAAAAAGCAATTGATTTTTTTAATAGGTACAACAAGGAGTCAGAAGCAACTCAAAAAACAGTTAAAACAAACTCTGATATTTTTACACAAAAAACTGAAAACGTTTTTAACGACAAGTTCAAAGGTTTTGAATATAACGTCGGTGACAAGAAGTACAGGTTTAATGTAAACAATGCTGAAGAGGTTAAAAACACTCAGAGCGACATAAGCAATTTTACCAAAAAGTTTTTGGATAAGAACTCTGCTTTAACAGACGCTAAAGGTTATCATAAATCTCTATATACAGCAATGAATGCAGATGCTGTTGCAAAACACTTTTACGAACAAGGAAAAGCTGATGCTATGAAAAATAGTATTGCTAAAGCCAAAAACGTTGATATGAATCCAAGACAAAGTCATGGAAAAATTGAAGCAGGTGGCATGAAGTTTAAAGTGCTAGGGCAAAACTCTTCTGATTTTAAAATTAGAAACAAAAATAAATAACAATTTAAAAATTTAAAATTATGGCAATTACTGCAGGTGGGTCACTTAACTTGACTCCAAGCCCAATCCAATCAACATTAGCTTCAAATTACGTAGATTTTACTACGGCAGCTACTGAAGGATGGGCACAACAATATTTACCAGATCTTATGGAAAAAGAAGCTGAGGTTTTTGGAAACAGAACAATCTCAGGTTTTCTTGCACAAGTAGGAGCTGAAGAGGCTATGACGGCTGATAGAGTCATCTGGTCTGAACAAGGTAGATTACATTTAGCGTACACAGGTACAATAGATGCGTCTGCTTCTGAAGTAACAGTTACAGCTCACGCTGGAACAAACGCAACTTACGTTGCTGGATCTCATGGTTTACGTGTTGGTGATACTTGTTTAGTAGCTTCTGCTACTGTAACGTATCCAGGTAGGGTTACTGTTGTAGCAACCGATGTTGTTACAGTTTTACCTTATACTCAAGGTCATGCAAGTGAAGCTGGTATTGGAATGGGTGACGAGGCTGTTACTATTCTTAAGTATGGTTCTGAATGGGCTAAAGGTTCTGACACTCCATACGCTACGGCTAACGAGCCTGATTTCTTATCTTTTACTAACAAGCCTGTTATCTTAAGAGACATGTATCACGTTTCTGGATCAGATGTTTCTGCTGTAGGTTGGGTTGAAGTAGCTGGTGAAGATGGTGGTTCTGGTTACTTATGGTACTTGAAAGCTGAAGGTGAGACTAGAATGAGGTTTGCTGACAACTGTGAGATGACATGTCTTGAAGGTGTTGAAATTGCAAACGATACAACTCTTGATACACAAACTAATGGTGGCGCTTTACCACAAGGTGGTACTCAAGGTTTATTTGATGCTATTTCTACTAGAGGTAATTCAACTTCAGGTGTTACTGGTGTTAATGCTGCTACTGATTTAGCTGAATTTGACGCTATTTTAGCTGAGTTTGATTCTCAAGGTGCTATTGAAGAAAACATGATGTTTGTAAACAGAGCTACTTCGTTAGCAATGGATGACATGTTAGCTTCTATGAATTCTTACGGAGCTGGTGGTACTTCTTACGGAGTATTTGACAATTCTGAAGATATGGCATTAAATTTAGGTTTCTCTGGTTTCAGAAGAGGTTCTTACGACTTCTACAAATCTGACTGGAAATACTTAAACGATGCTGGTACTAGAGGTGCAATTAACGCAAGAGCTACTGCTGATGCAATTAGAGGAGTTATTGTTCCTGCTGGTGTATCTTCAGTTTATGACCAAATGTTAGGACAAAATCTTAAGAGACCTTTCTTACACGTGCGTTATAGAGCTTCTCAAACTGATGACAGAAAAATGAAGACTTGGGTTACTGGTTCTGTTGGAGCTGCTACGTCTGAATTGGATGCAATGCGAGTAAACTATTTATCTGAAAGATGTTTAGTTACTCAAGGTGCTAACAATTTCATGTTAATGAACTAGCACAATTATTTTAAAAGAGGGTGGAGCTTAGTCTCCACTCCCTTTTATTTTTATTAATTTTATTATATATTATATTATGGCAAAAAAACAAAAAACACAAAAGGTTGTAGAACCTTTAATAGAAAAAGACTTTGAAGAAGTTGAAACACCGGTTATGGAAACTCCAAAACCCCAAAAAGTTGAACCTAAAAAACCTAAATGGGAAGTAAAGGATAGGATGTATATGTTAAAGAGTGACAAAAAACCTTTATCTAAAATGATTAAATCCGCAAACATATATTGGTTTGATGAAGAATTAGGTTATGAGAGAGAATTAAAGTACTGCGAAAACCAAAGAACAACATTTGTGGATGAAATGAAAGGTGATCAAAGGTTATCTCATATTATTTTTAGAAACGGATACTTAAATGTACCAAAAGAAAAAACAGTATTACAAAAACTACTTTCAAAATACCATCCAATGAATGGTGTTATTTATTACGAGTGGAAACCAGAGGCTGTAGCTAACAATGAGGTTCAAAGTTTAGAATTAGAAATAGAAGCATTAAATGCAGCTCAATCATTAGACATAGACATGGCTGAAGCAGTGATGCGTGTTGAGATTGGTTCTAAGGTATCTACGATGAGTTCTAAGGAACTTAGAAGAGATTTACTATTATATGCTAAGAGAAACCCAGAGTTGTTCTTAGAGTTAGTAAATGATGAGAATGTTGTACTTAGAAACTTTGGTATTAGAGCAACTGAAATGGGATTATTAAAATTATCCAGTGATCAAAGAACTTTTTCATGGGGTTCTAATGATAGAAAACTAATGAATGTTCCTTTTGATGAGCATCCTTATTCAGCTTTAGCCGCTTGGTTTAAAACTGACGAAGGTATGGAGATTTACTCCAATATTGAAAAAAGATTAAATTAATCTAACTGTAGATGCGGTCGCTCTACGGGGCGATCGTAAACTACAA